CTTTTAGAATTTCAAATGCAAACTCTATTCTATCTTCTGTAGGAAGGTCTACTTGTTCCACAGTGTTTGTGAACTGTAAAGGCATTGCCTTTATACAAAAAGGTACAGGAAAGTTTTGTAGATGTTTTAATCTGTTCTGTAAATCTTCTGGTGTAAGTAGGTCTTCATTCACAGTCCAATCTATATCTAATCTAATTTGTTTTAACTCTAGAGGTTTAGATAGGTCAACTGCTTTATTTCTACCAAACCATTCATTACCTTCTGCTAGTCCAAATGTTTTGCACATATATTCCATAAGGTAATAAGAACCAGATCGTGGAGTACATACTATACAATAATCACTCACTCAAACCACCCTTTAATTTCTTCAATATTTTCAAACTTTTCTTCATAATCAATCCCCAATTTAATAGTAAGTTGTGTTTTTACTTTATTATCTGCTTTTAATCCGTATTGTTCTTGTAGGTCGGATAAAGTACTCAAGGTATCATCAAGAAAGTTTTCAAACGCAACCAGAGCTCCCTGATTGTGAGTGTAATAGATATCCCAAAACTGTTCTAACTTAGACATAAATCTATCGAACTCTTCTTTAGTAGCAATCAAAGTACCATTTGGTATATCTGGTCTTTCATTTTCATAATGTATATGGTTGACTTTTGTTCTCAAACGTGTTATATGACTTAAAAATTGTGATAGTACGTCTTTTCTGTATAACCAGATACAGGGAAACCCGTCAATCATTTCCCCAAAGTGTTGATCCTCTGGTATGTAATGGGGTAGTATTTTAAGAAGGTGTGGTTGAGTTGCCCAGTTTTGTTCTTCTATATCATTATAACTATTATTTTTTAACCATGAGGCAGGGTCATAAAGACCGAAGGTATTGCAAAGAAACCTACGAAAATATGTACTCCCACTTCTAGATGTTGCAATTAACCCTATTCTCATGTACCTATATATGTGTATGGAAGTGCGTGAATCTACATTTGAGGAAGTGTACCCTATTTGGAATGAAGAACTCTGGCCAGACAGAATAAGTAAAATAGAAAATATGAGTAGTCTATTCTGGAAACAACCCAGAGACATTATAAAAGATAGTACTATATTTGATAAGTATACCCCAACATTTTTTGTTATCAAAGAAGATAATAAAATTGTAGGTGTCAATAGTGGTTTTAGGACAGATGAGAGAATATATCGTTCTAGAGGATTATGGGTTAGAGAAGAATATAGAATTAAGGGGTATGGTAAAACTTTACTAATGGCAACAATAATTCAAGGCAAAAGAGAAGATTGTCATTGGATTTGGAGTATGCCTAGAAAAACTGCACTTAAAACATACGAGGGTGTTGGTTTTAAGAAAAAAGGTAAATGGATAGATGATGGAGTAGAATTTGGGCCTAATTGTCTCGTAACAAGGCAGTTAATTTATAAATAGAGGACAGGAGATTATACATGGCCATTCCAACTACTAAATCTACTTTTAAAGACTATTGTTTTCGTTCTCTAGGTTCTGGTGTGATTGACATTAATGTGTCAGATGATCAGGCAGATGATCGTATTGATGAAGCTCTACAATATTTTTCAACATACCATTATGAGGGTGTTGAAAGAATGTATCTCAAACATTTGGTTACTGAAGCAGAAGTTACTAGAGCAAGAGAAAATACAACCACCACAGGAACAGATACAGTAGATGCATCAATTACTGCAAGTTGGTTAGAGGGAAATAATTATATACCTTTACCTAGTTCAGTTATTTCTGTAGTACAGGTATTTCCTCTTACTGGAACTGGAACTGGTGCAAATATGTTTGATGCTCGTTATCAATTACATTTAAATGATTTATATGATTTAAGTTCTACATCTGTTGTTCAATATGAGATGATGATGAATAATTTAGATTTTCTTCAGCACATTCTTGTTGGAGAACAACCTGTTCGTTTTAAGGAACACCAAAATCGTTTATATATCGATGCAGATTGGTCTAATGATTTTGTGGGTGGACAGGACTACATTGTGATTGAGTGTTTTCGTAAACTAGACCCTACAGTATACACAGACATTTTTGATGACATTTATTTAAAAAGATATGCTACATCATTAATCAAAAGACAGTGGGGTGCAAATTTATCTAAATTTGAGAATGTTGCTTTATTGGGTGGGGTTACTATGAATGGTGCAACTATTTACTCTCAGGCAGAAGAAGAAATTCAAAGAATAGAAGAAACCATAAGACAAAATGAACCACCAATAATGCTTGGTATGGGATAGAGTATGGCTGTCAATAAACATTTTCACACTAATAACTTTCAAGGGACTGCTGCAGAACAAGCGTTGGTTGCAGATTTGGTTGCAGAAGCAATACAAATACATGGTCACGATGTATATTATCTTGATCGAACTTTAGTTGCAGAGGATACAGTTCTAGGAACTGATTCCCTATCAAAGTTTGAAACACAGGTTCCTATAGAAATGTATATGGAAGAATCTGGTGGTGGTTATGCTGGTGAAAAAGAAATCATGTCTCAGTTTGGTTTACAGAATTTAAGTGAGGCAACCTTTGTTGTAAGTAAGACACGATTTCAAGACAAGGCAATGCAATTACAAATAGAGAGTGGTACAGATACTACTGGTGGTTCTATGTTATTAGAATCTGGTACTATAGATACAAACAAATTTGAAGGTAGTATCTATTATATTATATCAGAGTCAGATGCAACTGATTCTGATAGACCTTTAGAGGGGGATGCAATCTATCATCCTACTCTTAAAAAATTATTTGAGATTAACTTTGTTGATCATGATGACCCTTTTCATCAGTTAGATAACAACCCTGTATACAAAATGCGTTGTCGTTTATTTGAATACAGTTCTGAGAAACTTGACACTGGTATTGATGTAATAGATGCTATCGAAGATGCGTTGTCAGCTGACACTCTTACTTATCAGTTTACACTTGAACAAACTACTACTCAAAACGAACCATTTAGATTAGAGGTTGGAACTGGTGCAGACGCTGGATTGTTGTTAGAAGAAACAGATGGTGATAATATAATAAGTGAAGACGATACTAGTTCTGTCGGTGTTAATGTTCTTATGGAACATAATGCTGATACTGGTCATGGAGGTTGGTTAATTGCAGAAGACTATATAATAGGAACAGGTGGTGCTAACACTAATAGTGTTGACAAGACCGCACAAAATGAATTATTTGACGAATTGGATGATACTGTCTTAGACTTCTCTGAGAAAAATCCATTCGGTGACGCTGGGAGTAGTTAATAATGTTAGGTCAACAATTTTACCATGAAACAATTCGAAAAGTGGTTGTCGCTTTTGGAAGTATATTTAATGATATACATTTAGTAAGAAAAGACAACGAAGGAAACATTTCACAATCAATGAAGGTGCCTTTAGCATACGGCCCAAAACAAAAGTTCCTTGCACGTTTACGTGAAGATGCAGACCTTACTAAACAGGTTGCAGTTACACTACCACGTATAGGTTTTGAGATTAATGGAATGTCTTACGATCCAGGCAGAAAATTAAATCGTGTCCAACAGTTTAAAAAAGTAAAAGGTGCAAAGTCTAATCAACTTGATACACAGTATATGCCTGTTCCTTATAATGTAGAGTTTACTTTATATATTATGGCAAAGCAATCAGACGATGCGTTGCAGATTGTAGAACAAATTCTTCCTTACTTTCAACCAGATTATACAGTGACACTTAATGATAATACCGATATGGGTATAAAAAGAGATGTTCCTATAGTATTAAATTCTGTTACTTATGAAGACACATATGAGGGAGATTTTACTTCCAGAACAACTATTATTTACACTCTTGCATTTACTGCAAAATTTTATCTTTATGGCCCTGTTACTTCTAGTAAGGTTATTAAAACTGTACAAGCAGATCAATATACAGATTTACCTGATCAATCTCCTAAGAGACAACAGAGATATACTGTTACTCCTAATCCAGCCTCTGCTGATGCAGATGATGATTTTGGTTTTAATGAATCTAGTTCATTTTTCCAAGATGCTAAAGAATACAATCCAGTGACAGGTAAAGATGAGTAATGACTACAGAAACTATTGATCAAGCTTTAGGTGTAATTGAAATAGAATCAGAAACTAAAGGTGAAGTTATTAATATGGGAAAGGAAATTGCAATACCCCATGAAACTTCCTCCGATGATATCGAAGCAGATTACGTTTATCAAAGAAAGAACTTTTATGATCTTGTCGAAAAGGGGTCAACCGCAATTGATGGCATACTCGAGCTTGCTAAAGAAGGAGAACACCCCAGAGCTTACGAAGTCGCTGGAAATCTTATCAAGCAAGTTTCAGAAGTCACCGAAAAGTTAGGTGATCTCCAAGAGAAGATGAATAAACTAAAGGAAGTACCTAACAATGCACCTAAAAACGTAACTAATGCATTATTTGTAGGGAGTACTGCTGAACTACAAAAGATGCTGAAAGGCAAGTAATGTACGAATATAGATGTGTAATACTACGGGTAATTGATGGGGACACGGCCGATGTGGATATTGATATGGGATTCGGTGTGTGGTTTCGTAAACAACGTATTCGTTTTTATGGTATCGACACTCCTGAGAGTCGCACAAGAGACTTAGAAGAAAAGAAGTTTGGTCTTATGGCGAAAGAAATAGTTAAGAAGTGGATACCAGAAGGTTCTACTCAAACACTTATCACAGAGAAAGATGATAAGGGAAAGTACGGACGTATTCTAGGAAAATTTAAGATTACTCATGAGGAAGAAGAAACAACTCTAAACGAGTGGATGATCAGACATCACTATGGTGTAGAATATTATGGTCAATCTAAACAAGACATTGAAGAAGAACATCTAAGGAATAGAGAGTTGGTTAATCCTGATATGACAAAACTCTTTATTATGCACTAATGAATGAATCAGTATACCTTGGTAATCCAAACCTTAAAAAAGCAAACGTCCAACAAGAATGGACACAAGAAGAATTAATAGAATACCAGAAGTGTATGAAAGACCCCATATACTTCATTACTAATTATTTAAAAATTGTCTCTCTAGATGAGGGACTTGTTCCTTTTAATATGTACGATTTTCAAAAGGAAATGGTAGGCACGTTTCATAATAACCGTTTTACAATATGCAAATTACCAAGACAGTCTGGTAAATCTACTACAATTATTGCTTATCTCCTACATTATGTTTTGTTTAATGCATCAGTGAATGTTGCCATTCTTGCAAACAAGGCCGCTACTGCACGTGATCTACTATCACGTTTGCAACTCGCATACGAACATATGCCGAAGTGGTTACAACAAGGAGTAATGTCATGGAACAAAGGGAGTTTGGAACTTGAAAATGGTTCTAAGATTCTTGCGTCTTCTACTTCTGCCAGTGCGGTTCGTGGCGGTTCTTATAATATTATTTTCCTTGATGAGTTTGCTTACGTTCCTAGTAACGTAGCCGAACAATTCTTTAGTTCTGTTTATCCTACCATATCATCTGGAAAAACAACAAAGGTGATGATCGTTTCTACTCCACATGGTATGAATATGTTCTATAAATTGTGGACAGATGCAGAGGAATCACGTAATGAGTATATTCCTATTGAGGTTCATTGGAGTGAAGTTCCTGGCCGTGATGAGGAATGGAAAAAACAAACCATTAAAAATACCTCAGAGGCACAATTTAACACAGAGTTTGAGTGTGAGTTTCTTGGTTCTATTGATACACTTATATCTGCACGTAAACTAAGACAACTTGCATATAGACCACCCATGACTACTAATGCTGGTTTAGATGTATATCAGAAACCACAAAAAGATGCAACTTATCTATTGACAGCAGACGTTTCACGTGGTACATCTAATGACTATTCAGCATTTGTAGTATTTGATGTATCTCAGATGCCTTATAAAATTGTTGCAAAATACAGAGATAACGAAATAAAACCCCTTCTATTCCCAGCGAAAATTTATGACGTTGCTCGTGCATATAACCAAGCATTTGTTTTAGTAGAGGTAAATGATATTGGAGAACAGGTTGCAAATGCATTACAGTTTGACCTTGAATATGATAACCTAGTTATGGCATCTATGCGTGGTAGAGCAGGACAAGTTATGGGTGGAGGTTTCTCTGGTGGTAGAGCACAATTGGGTATAAGAACCACTAAGGCAACTAAAAAAGTAGGTTGTTCAAACCTCAAACAATTGGTTGAGGATGATAAGTTAATTATAGAGGATATGGATATTATCAGTGAACTATCTACATTTATAATAAAAGGGTCATCTCATGAAGCAGATGACGGTTGTACAGATGATTTGGTTGCATGTTTGTTTATGTTTGCATGGGCAACAGATCAACAGTATTTTAAAGAACTTACTGATAATGATATTCGTAGAACTATGATGGCAGAACAACAAGACGCATTAGAACAAGACATGGCACCCTTTGGTTTTGTAGTAACTGGATTGGAAGATGAGAATATAGGTGAGATGGTAGATGAGTATGGTACTAAGTGGAGTCCTATAGTACGAAACTACGAATCAGATTGGTGATTATAACCATACAAATATAAACGGAAATAAGTATAGTGGCCATGCCAGTAACATAGACATTAACGAAACCTTAATAGGATTTGCGTCTGCAATCTTTGCCGCAGTAAAGGAAGATAGTGCAACGGGTGGAGTTACCATAGATAGAACTCCAAAATACAATACAAATAGATGTGCGTATATATCGGTGATTCCTGCTTCGATAAGAGATGGTGCTGCGACTATTGCAACCAGAAGGTAAGTAGAACTAGTTGGCATACCCATTCCAAGTATTATACACAATACTGCAACCAATGTCAAGAGAAAAAACGTATTACCTCCAGATACCACATTAAGTATAGATGTGATGTGAAAACTAAGTCCAGTTTGATCCATTATTCCTATTATAAGTCCTATTGCGGCAGATAGTATAATAAGACTGTACATTGAATTAGATATAGATTCTACAATATTTTGCTTGACAGGTGGTTTATATTGTGGTATAATATCTAAAGAAGATAACTTTGGTGTGGTAAGTAACAATAAAATGTAAAACGTAACCGCTGGAAATATAGAAACCAAAACAACATCCCAATACGATACCATGAGAATTTCTGCCATTAGAAATGCAGCTGCACCCATAACTGGAGGCATCAGTTGCCCACCTGTTGACGCAACTGCCTCGTAGGCGGCCGCCCTAACTTTTGAATATCCACACCGAATCATAAGAGGAATGGTAAGTTGACCTGTACTCATTACATTTGCGACAGCACTCCCAGAAACACTGCCAAACACCGCTGAGGAGAGTATAGCAACCCGTCCAGGCGATCTAACATACTTGATGATGTATTTCATTAAGAAATCTATGATACCAAAATATACTAGAATTTGTCCTACTAAAACAAACAAAAAGACGATTCCACACATAATTGCCACAGACATACCCAACATTGCAGTATTATCAATAACGATATGGGATATTAAGTCTAGGTAGTTTATATCTAGAAACAGGGGATATGCAAGGAATAATCCAAGTATTATACCAAAAGATTTACCACTTGTCAAGTAGCAACTTACTAAAACTAGACTACAGAGTGGTATGGATATACAATATAGTAGTAATTTGTTATAGTTTGCGTATTCTGTTAAGTACGGATAACTAAAAAATAACGCAAGACCAACGTATAACAAAGGTATCTCTATTCTCTTAAATGCACATCCCAAAGAAGATAGTAGTATTAGTACGTACCATTGTTCATCCAAAAGAGGGTATCCAACATAGAAATCTATGTCAGATACGCTCAGTATTAGAAGTAACGGTAAAACGTACTTAGTTAGATTTGAGGATACGGTAAGCAAACTTTGCACCCTTATGCATAGGAACTCCACCAGTAAATGCGTTCATTTTTTTCTTATCGAACCCACTTACCATTTTTGAGGACTTTCTATACACTTCTGCATAGTTATATAATGCAAGAACAACATTCTTTACTACATTGTTAGGTACTTCTCTATGTGTCCACAACATGTAAGGGAATGTAATAATACGTGTAGGTTTTCGTATGGATGGCCATCTAGGGTTAGGATTGACTGTAATAACTTTAAATCCAGGCCATCCTTTTAGTAGACGTTGTTCTGCAATCCCTCCATTAAGAGATAACATACGAATACCACCATCTGTAATTGCACCAGTATGTAGTTTCTTTGCATGACCAGCACCTACAGAGATGATTGCAACATCTACTGCACCTCTACGAAATGCGTTCCAGTTGCCCGGCAATGAGGTTACAGGAACACGTTCTACATCTTTCCAATCTAATGCTGGTTCTGCATTAAGTAGTTTGTGTTTAATGTTCCAGTGAAATCCTGGCGCACCACGAAACCCAGAAGGCACTCGTTTACCCCTTAGATCGTTATAACTCTCAATACCAGAGTTATCTCGTACTGCAAGACCTGTCTTAAAGAAGTGTAGATTTGCAACAAAACGTAGATTTTTGTGTGCTTTCTTTGATGTACGGATACCTGTATATCCCCAGAATAAGTCTGTAGGATTACTGATACCGAAGTCTATTTCCTTTTTATCAACTTTTTCTAGATAAATTTGTGTTCCTCTATGCGGTAGAGGGGTTAGTGTAAGTCCAGCTGCACTCATAGTTTTTGCAAGTGCGACTGCTGTTTGGTAGTTTGCACTACCTTTTGTACTTCCTAAAGTTTCTGCATATGCAGATGTTGTAATGGCGACTAGAATTAGTGCCGCAATAATCGATTTCATATTAAACTCCTATATTTCATTAATAAATTCAATTAGATCGTTATCAAGTTTGATCCAGCAATTAGAACAGACAACAATAGATTTATTCATAAGAATAGTTACTTCTTGTCTACATTCATTACTGATTCCAACTCTTTTAGATAGTTTACGGATTTCAGAGTTATGTGGATAAAATTTCAGACAAACAGTTTCAGACTCACCACAATGTTTACAGTGTTTCTCTCCAAGGTATTCATTAAGAACAACGATACGTTTACGATAGTTTCTACGTGCAACCTTCTTTATCGTGTCCTTATACTTCTCATAATGTTCATTACCCATACTATTATATATACATCAACAAAATACTTATATGTTATAACACATCTAAAAACACCTTATTGCGATTCTTTTTTTTATAAATATTCGTAATAACAACGATATTTCAAACTTAGGAGTCAAAAAATGTCTTTTCTTTCCTCTCCTGGCGTACATGTACGAGAGATTGACCTTACTAATGTAGTTCCATCCGTTGCCACCACAGTTGGTGCAATAGCGATGCCTGCAGAAAAAGGCCCATCTGGAAGCATAGTCACTATAGGAAGTGAGCAGGACTTATTACAAGTTTTCGGAAAACCAAACGCAAGTAATTTTGAGTGGTGGTGGACTGCTGCAAACTTTCTACAATATTCCGATCAACTAAAAGTTGTTCGGCCAACATCAGGACATCTAAATGCTGGAGAAGCATCAGGTGTTCTAGTTCGAGATGATGATCATTATCTTGATGCTTTCTTTGCCGAAACAGGCGATGGACAAGTTACATCTAATGATTGGTACGCACGTACAGCTGGAACTCATGGAAACTCTCTGGGTCTTCAAGTTTGTCCTTCTGCAACTGCATACGAACAACATTTAGGAACTAATAACTTAGTTGCAGCTGCAGAATCTGCTGGTGACACAGTGGTTGCTGTTGATGACGCAGATTCATCTGGTTATGCATTTAACGTGGGTGATTTAATTTCCTTCTCTTCAACTACTACTGGAACAGCTATGACTCACCTCGCTGGTGACGAAGGTAATGAATACCAAGTCGTTTCAATCTCAAGTAATGATCTAACAATTAGACTTGCTGGTGATCCAAACGGTGCTGGTTTACAGGCTGATATTGCAGATAACTCATTTATTCGCAGACGTTGGGCTTTCTATAACCTCTTTGATGGCGCTCCTGGCACATCAGATTGGGCAACCAAGAATGGTCGTGGTGGTAATGATGAGATGCACATTGTAATATATGACACTACTGGTGATATCACGGGTTTTGATTATGATGTTGCTGGTCAAGCAACAAATGCTGTAATCGAACGTTGGGCAAATCTTTCTAAAAACCCTGCAGCAAAGAACGCTCAAGGTGGTGGTAATTATTATCCCGAAGTTATCTTTAGGGGTTCAGAGTATGTATATTGGGGTGATCATATTGCCGCTGGTACTAACTGGGGAACAGATACAACTACAGTAATGACTGCTGTTGTACCTATTACAGTTGTTGCCTTTACTGGTGGAACAGACGATTATGCAGTAACTGCTGGTGAACTTAAACTTGGGTATGATGAGTTCGCAGATGTTGAGAGTTTAGACATTAACCTCGTACTTTCAGGGCCATCTTCTGGTGTTGCTGATACTGCTGCAGCTATGGACACACATGTAACAATGATTACTGATCTTTGCGAATTACGTAAGGATTGTGTAGGATTTGCTTCTCCATATCGTTCTGCTACTGTTGGTGTTTCTTCCACTATCACGCAAACATCAAATGTCATTGATGCTTTTGATCTTTGTCCTTCATCTTCTTACATGGTGTTCGACAGTGGTTACAAATACATGTATGACAAGTACGCTGATTCATATCGATTTGTACCACTAAATGGTGATATCGCTGGTCTTTGTGCAAACACAGACAAGGTTGCAGACCCTTGGTTCTCGCCTGGCGGTTATAATCGTGGAATGATAAGAGGTGCAATTAAACTTTCTTACAATCCTAAGAACAGTGAAAGGGATCAACTTTATCGTTCTAGAGTTAACCCTGTTACTAACTTCCCAGGCCAAGGTGTTTTACTCTTTGGTGACAAGACTGCTCTTTCTAAACCAAGTGCATTTGATCGTATTAACGTGCGTAGATTGTTCTTAGTTCTTGAGAAAGCAATTGCAACTGCTTCTAAATATCAACTCTTTGAATTCAACGATGAGTTCACAAGAGCACAATTTAGAAACATGGTTGAACCTTTCTTGAGAGATGTACAAGGTAGACGAGGAATCTTTGACTTTAAGGTAGTCTGTGATTCAACAAATAATACAGGTGAAGTTATTGATCGTAACGAGTTTATTGGTGATATTTACATCAAACCAGCTCGTGCTATTAACTTTATTACCCTAAACTTTATTGCGGTACGAACTGGTGTCGCATTTAGCGAGGTAGGAGGTTAATCATGGCTATAATAGATGATTTTAAAGCAAACTTACTAGGTGGCGGTGCTCGCCCTAACCAATTTAGGGTAACATTAACTCCACCGCCTGGAATAGCAATTGGTCTTGATGTTCGTAGAACTTCTTTTCTAGTAAAAGCATCAGTAATTCCTTCTTTGGAACTAGGTGAAATTGCAGTACCATTTCGTGGTCGTAGTATCTATATTGCTGGTGATCGTGCTAGTCCTACTGAGTGGACAACACAGATCATGAACGATACAGATTTTATGGTTCGTAATGCTATGGAAAGATGGTCTAATGGTATCAATGACCTTGCAGAGAATACAGGAGTTGTTGCACCATCTGATTATTGTTCTGACTTAACTTTAGATCAGTTGGATCGTGACGATACAGTTTTAAAGACTTATATCTTTAAAAGTGCATGGCCTAAGGTTGTCAGTAATATTACCCTTGATGTTTCTACTAATGACTCGATTGAGGAATTTGAAGTATCTTGGAGATACCAACACTTTGAAGCTTCTGGCGTAAACTTCTAATTTTAACCTACTAAATAGAACGTAGGGAGAATTAAGTATGGCGGAACTTTTTGGTTTCAGTATCAAAAGATCACAGAAGGAGTTGGGGGCTAACGAAAAAAGTTTCGCTAGTCCCGCTCCTGATGATGGTTCTATTGAAGTTGCTGGTGGTGGTTTTTTTGGTCAGGTATTAGATACTGATGGTCGAGAGAAATCTGATTTAGAACTCATTAAAAGATATAGAGATATATCTCAACAATCGGAGTGTGATACTGCGATTGAAGACATTGTTAATGAGGGCATTGTTGCGAATCAGGAAGATATTCCTGTGCAAATTTCATTAGATAGGGTTCCCTATTCAGATAAAATTAAACGTAAAATTAGAGAAGAATTTGAAGAAGTACTAAGATTGTTAGACTTTAATGTAAAAGGTCATGACATTTTTAGACGTTGGTATGTAGATGGTCGATTGTATTATCAAAAGATTATTGACACAAAGAATCCACGTAAAGGTATTTCTGAATTACGTTATCTT